TTACTAATTTACCATCAATATAAACATCCATTGATCTTCCATAAACACTAAGAACTAAGTTTACCCATTTTTGAATTGGAACATTAGCAACAGAGCAAGTGTGGACAACTGTGTTTCCACCAGGTGTTGTGGGTTCTTGATCGGCTCCAGGATAGCATCCTAAAGAAATAGAAATGTTATTTTCAACGGCTCCTAAAACAACTGCAGGGCATGGGTCTAATCCACTAAGTCCTTTAACAGAACCTTTTCCACTACCACTCATGGCACCCATTCTTCCAAAAATAACTTTATCTTCACCATAACGGTAATTCCAGTTGTTAATGTAAAACCAAACAGAGTAGGCAAAATTACTTGAAGGAACATCAGTTCCATTTGTTGCTAAAGACGATGCGTCAATAGTGGAAGCAGTTTTTCCATCTTGAATATTTTGTAATGTATATGGGTCTGTAAAAATATATCTTAATAACATTAAGATAAGGACAATTACGACTATTGTTATGACAATACTTAAAGGACTCATTGTATATTATAGATTTAGAAATTTTCTACTTAATTTAGTAATTTAATTATTAAATTAAGATTATAAAATCATAGTTTCTTAAATGATTTCATTAGAGGATGAATTTATTTCATTAATATTTTCCTTTGTAATTGTAGTATTAGAATCATTTAAAACTGGTGGAGTTCTACCCTTCACCATGTTGTATAAATAATATATATTTGAAGAATTTAAAGCATTTTTAAAATAAATAACATTACAAATTCCACCTTTAATACCATCATCTTCTCCAATAGTTAAGTTATCATATGTCATATAAGGTACTACTCCTATATCAGATTTTACAAGTTCTCCATTTAAAAATATATCTAAAACTCCGCCATTATAATTTATTATTATGTTATTCCACTTTTGTAATAAAAAATCGGAATTTTTATAAATAATTCTGTTGCCATTTTCATCAAAATCAATTAATTTATTTTTTGTAACTTCTTTTAAATTTTTTTGGTCTGTAGTAATCATCAAAGTATTTGTAGTTCCATTATACAATACGTTTGGTTTATTAGCAAAATTTAATAATGATGTATATTTACTATAAGAAGCACTTGTATTTGGAGGAGCAGCATCTATGAATACCCAACATGAAATAGCATATTGATAATCAGCTTTATCACTACCATTTAGTTCTTCATAACTTCCTAAGGAATATTTTGAATCTGTATAAACAGGTTTATTTACAAGTTGGTTGCCACCTTGAGAGTTAACTATATTAAAAACAGATGGCATTTTAAAATAAGCAACAATTAATACTAAAGCTACTACAAGCATTAGTAAAGAACCTGTTGCTTCAGAATTAACACCACCGGTAGTTACTTTACCAATGTAATCAAATAATCCGCTAAATAAGCATGGAATATAAAATAATATATTGGTAATTAGAGAGAAAAACGCATTTTTATTTGAATTACCAGAAGGTAAATTAACATTTAGAGTTTTGTATATCAATCCTAAAACCACTACTACAAGCAAGATGTTTAATATAAAACTAGTAGTCCCGGTTTTTCCTGATAAATTTTGGATATTATATACTAACCAAAAAATGAGCAAACCAGAAATAACAATACCAAATAATGCCAATAATGAACGTTTAAATAAACTCGTTTTATCATTTAAAGGAGCATTGTCGAATATTTCCGGAAATGTATTGGCGCCTAATACAGTAGCCGATATAATACATATCATAAGTAAAAGTATCATAACAGCACCAGATGTTTCCTTATCATTAAAAAATCCTCCAGGATATGTTGAAATCATAACTGTCATTATAGCAATGAATACTAAAAATGCTATACTTCCGTATGAAGATACATTTGAAAAATTATCTAAAATATTTCCTGATTTAGATCTCTTTGAATCATCAGGTAATGTCAAAACAATAATTAAATATAAAAAAGCAAATACAGAAATAATAATAGTTAGCAATAATGAATAACCGAAATATTTTTCTATATATCCACCAGGGTCAATATTGTAGTAAATAATAAAAATAGTTATTAAACAAAAAAACAATATCATCATTTTTATTCTCTCGTAATTAGCATTGAATTCTGTAATATAGTTATTACTTAACCCTTTATAAAACATTAAAGATCCTAAAACTATTGTTGTTATTGTAATGTATAACGAATATTTATTAATAGTATCAGATGGTGTCATTGTAAAAAATAAAATTAAAAATATTGTATAAATAATTACATATGTAACACTACTTATTTGTTCAAATAATTTTTTTATTTCTTTAAAATTTGGTAACAATGCTATACAAATTCCAAATATAAGCAAACAAACAAATAAAACAATAAATACATCAGCAATAACTTCTTGTTGTGATTTTGTAGGCCCTTTGCCTGGTAATTGTACTTTAAAAAATATACAAAACATAACAACAATCAAAACCAAAAGTGCAATAATCATGGGATATAATACTTTTGGTGTTTTAAATTCAGATATAACATTTTCATTTGTAGTAGTAGGATTATCCATATATTATTATAATACAATATTATTTCATTTATAGTTTATAAAATATTCTTAAATACTTATTACATATTTTCACTAGCAGTTTTTCTACCATGACAATTGCGGCACAATGCTATTAAATTTTGAACATCATTTCCACCTCCATATTCTAGTCTTACTTTGTGATCAATTTCAAATGTATGGTCTAATTGTGCTTGACAGTTTCCACATTTCCAATCTTGATTAGAAGCAACATATTTTTTTTTAGTTTCACTTACAGAACGTTTAGTTCCATTCTTACCAGAATTCATTATTCTTTTCTCTCCAGAAAACCCAGGATTTGGATAAATACCATTAACAGATTCCATAAAACTACTTTCTTCATTTGCTGATGTGAAATCAATTATAGGACTTAACATGTCCATTGAACTTTTATCTATTGGCATAAATTTCACAACATTATTCGCATATAACAACATATTTCTGCCTTGATCTGGATTTCGTTTTAATAATACATAAATTCCAAGACCTAAGAGAACATAAAAAATCATTTTATAATATTTTTTAAACGACAACATCATTTTTGTATATTTACCATCTGTATACGCATTATATACAAAAAATGCTGTTAATCCTAGTACAAATATTTCTAATCTCATTATATATATTATAAAATAATAATAAAAATAATATAAGGTAAATATATAATAATGAACTATTTGGTTTTAATGACTCTATTTTCATTTATGACAACAATTTTGTCTGTTCAAAACTTCAGAGGAACACAATATACAACTGATGCTCTAAATGACCAAATTACTGAATTACCCGGATTAAATAGTCAAATTCTGTTTAATCAATTTAGTGGTTATTTAAATTTACCCGATACAAAAAAACAAATACATTATTGGTTTGTTGAATCTGAATCTAATCCAGATACTGACCCGCTAGTTTTTTGGACAAATGGAGGTCCCGGGTGCTCAGGATTGATCGGTTTTTTGACAGAACAAGGACCATTTAGACCCACTATTAGTGGTGAATTAGAAACAAACCCTTGGAGATGGAATATGATTTCAAATATGGTATTTTTAGAGCAACCTGTTGGAGTAGGTTTTTCTTATTCTGATAATAAAGATGATTATAAAATTGGCGATTCACAAGCAGCCAAAGACAATTTACAAACTATATTAACTTTCTTAGAGAGATTTCCAAAATTCGCAAATTCTCCTTTATTTATTACATCTGAGAGTTATGGAGGACATTATATGCCAACATTAGCATCAGAAATTGTAAAATATAATAAAGAAAATAACAATGTGTTAAATTTTAAGGGGTTTGCTGTTGGTAACCCTTATACGGACTACTATTCTGGAGTTGGTGCTGAAATGGAAACATATTGGGGAAAACAATTACTACCTAAACCATCTTGGGATAAATACGTAGCTAGCGGTTGTCTTGATGCTAAAACACAGCTTAATAACTCGATGTGTAGTACTTATATTTTAGATTTTATGAAGAAAGTTGGAAATTTAAATCCTTATGCTCTTGACTATCCTGTATGTGTTTCTGCTCAACAAGTATGGACTACTTCTATGATGTCTGATATTATTAAAAGTGTTAATCCTGATTTACATAAAGGTTTTACCTCTGTATTTAATTCAATTCCAAAGCAAGATGAATATGAACCTTGCGAAGATAATTATGCGGCAGATTATTTGAACGAAGAATCTGTTAAAAAGGCGCTGCATGTTAAAACTGATATTGTTTGGGAAGAATGCTCTAGAACAGTTAAGTATGAATATATCGATAAAATGTTGCCTATGGAGCATTATTACAACGAACTTTTAAATTCGGTTAGCGATAAAAACATTAGAATTATGGTATACTCTGGTGATGATGATAGTGTATGTGGAACTATTGGAACTCAAAAGTGGCTTTGGGATTTAGGATTCCCTGTTAAGAAAAATGAATACTGGAATGTATGGGAAATTGATGGTCAAATGGCTGGATATATTACACAATTTGAGACACCGTTTTCAAAAGATCCTCGTTTAACATTTGCTACGGTTCATTTTGCTGGACATGAAGTACCAACTTATAAACCCAAAGAAGCGTTTTATCTTTATAAAGCATACTTAAATAATGATTATTCATTTTAACATTTACTATGATTCACTTAAGTAATGATAAATTTAAAAATTAAATAATATAAATTGAAATATTCATATTATTTCACGTAAAATAATTATTCGTGACCCAAGTAATAAAGGTTTCTACATTTTCCGTTTTGAGAAGCTTGTCTATAAGTTAACCCATATTTTTCCATACACATATGAACATGTGTAGCCCACGGATTTGATTTCGCAGTTTTATTACGTTTAGCGGTAAGACGTTTTGAGGTTTTCTTTGGCATTATATAATATATTAATATATTATTATATTATATAAATTGTCTAAATATATTTCAATAAATCAATTTATTTCTTTTTGTTTGTCATGGCTTCTTGACCATAAGCACCTTGTAATTGAAGGGTTCTCATTAAACCTCTATGTTGAGTGATATTAGCAATTTTAAACATTGCTAAAGCAATTATGACATAAGGTAATAAAACTAAGAACCAAGAAATAGAAGAATAACCCTTATCACATAACCATCCTAACACAAATGTCCATATAAACGCAAATAAAATTTTTGTAAATGCCAACATTAATGAAACACCATTAAAAAGCGCAATAATTGTGGCAATAACAGCTATACCAAAATAAATTTTGGCTGGAGTACAAAGTTTACTAAAATTCTTATCCATTTTATATATTAGTACGAGATTTTTATTTTATTGATAAAAATACTGGATTCTTAAATCTCCTTGGCGGAGGTCTACGTTTAAACGACACGCTGCTTCTTTCTCCTCTGTGTTTTTTAGTTCTGTTATTAATTCCACTAGCTTTATCGGCTTTTTTGCTAGATGATGATTTTGCTGATGATGATTTTGCCGATGATGATTTTGCTGATGATGATTTTGTAGATGATTTTGTGGATGATTTTGTAGATGATTTTGCTGATGATGATTCTGATAATGATGTAGTTTTCTTTTTACCTCTTAATTTAATATGAATTAGATTGCCTAAATCTTTTAAATCTGAGTATAATATAGTCATATCAATTGGTTCATGTCTTGGATTATATAAGTACTCGACAAATATAAATTGAATTTGGTTAAATATTTTTAATTCTTGTTTTGACAATCTCGAATAGCTATTTGATAACAATTCAATTATTGGGTAATATACTGAAATAAATCCCCATACATCAACAATTTGTATAAAAATAGTATCTAAATATTCTCTCAAATTTAATGTTCCATCATCTCGAAATCTTGTAAAATGAAGTAAAACATCAACTATATAATTTACAATATATTCCATTGTTATTTGAGTTTCAATAACTTGTGGTTTACTTCCTTCTGATATTGATGTTAAACTGTTACTAAAAAGAGTAAACATAATTTCATTTATAAATTTATAATGTCCTGCTCCTCTCTCTCGCATCCAAAAATTTACATAATCAATAACAAATGGTTTTAATTGTATTTCATCTGTAAGACCTCCATCTTTTAAATATTTTGTATATTTTTCTATAAAAGAATCTGAAAATATTACTACTGAGAAAGGAACATTAAATTGAAATGGTCTATTTCTCCATGTTTTTGGAAATGGATTATTTTCAAAAGGAACATACTCTGTTGTTAAACCCCAATCAATTAACCTTGCTTTTAAATCGCCTGATGACTCTTCTAATAAAATATTTGAATCTTTAATATCACAATGATAAATATTTTTATTATTCATCGGAACAATACCTTTTTTTAATAACCTGAATAAGCTATTATGTATTTCATATATTTTTTCAAATGATCCGTTTTCATACAAATAATCATCAACAGGTAATCCTCCATTTGGAATATTTAATGACATTAATTTATCTAGTTTAGAATTAATATTAGATTTTGTTATATTATCCTTTGGTAGCGCTGTACATTTGCTAGCAAATTCGGTTAAGTCAGTAGCTGTAAGTCTTTCAGGTTTACACAATGTAGCGTCATATATTAAAAAATAATCTCTATAGTTTTTAATTGTATCTAGTTTACTTTTAATTGAAACAATTTCTTCATATTCATCGGTAGCATGTTTTTCAGACATTAGTTTTGATATTTTTCCTGTTGCTCTTTTTGTTTCTCCTTCACATCTTAACGCAGGACTAAATACACATCCAAACCCACCTGATGCTAATACTTTTCCTCCTTTTTCATTATTCATTATATATATATATACTTTTATAAAAAGTATAGTAAAACATATATTTATATACTTTTATAAAAAGTATAGCAAAACAAATGTTCTAAACTCACATAATTTATCTCATATTTTTTTACTTATTTTGCTCCACTTTTAAAAAGTGGATTTATTTATCATACAAATAATAAATTGCTCCTGAAATACCTACAACTATTCCCAAATATATTACTTTCTCTCTAATTTTATAATATTGTCCTAATTTTTCATCTTGTGTTTTATATTCATCATAGTATTTAACAAAAAACTCATTTAAAGAAATTTGCGGCTTTTCTAGCTTTTCATTTATTTTATTGTGAATGAAGTGCATCCAACGAACAAAGGAATCTCTATTGTCTAAATAAGGTGTTATTGGATATTTATCAATTAGTTTACTAAATTCGCCTGAAATCTGTTCAACTGGTAAAAACAACGGCAAATTCTGAACAAACTCGTAATACTTCTTTTTGGTTACCGCATTTGGATGATGTGGGTACGTCATGGCTAATGTATGTAAAAAAAACCAATAATGAGGCCCCCATACTTTCGGATCTAGATATACTGTCGGCATTAATATTTTCTGTTATAAAAATATTAATTATTAAACTATCTTATAGTTATAAACTGATTAATACAACTTTGATAACTATTTTTTTTATTACAATTATTAAAAATTCGTGTGGAAGATCCTCTACCCTTTGTTGACCCTAAGTTAACTGTTCCTGCTACTATAGGCTGATTCGCGCCTATATGTGCATAAAACCCTTTTTTAAACATTTGTAAACCTGGCATTTTATATAATACTAATTTAAAATAATTAATTAATAACATTTAAATATAACGATTGTATTATAATAAGTAGTATGAATAAAAATACAAATACATGTAATAATTGTGGTAAACAAGGTCATTCATTTCATCAGTGTAAATTACCTATAACAAGTTATGGAGTAATAGTTTTTAGGCCAAGTGGAGCAGGCGCACAATTTCTTATGATTAGACGCAAAGACAGCTTTGGTTATATAGATTTTATTAGAGGCAAATATTCGCCTTATAACATTTATCAAATTCAAAATATAGTAAATGAGATGTCTACCTCAGAAAAAGAGCGAATATTAACACAACCATTTGATATCCTATGGAAACAAATGTGGGGTGATGTTTTGAGTAATCAGTATAAAAACGAAGAGCAAATATCGTGTAAAAAAATGGAACTAATTAGAACTGGTGTTATTGTAAACAATGAATTAATAACTTTAAAGGATTTAATTGATAAGAGTAATACAGAATGGGAAGAAACTGAATGGGAATTTCCAAAAGGTCGTAGAAACTTTAAGGAAAAAGATTTAGAATGTGCTTTGAGAGAATTTGAGGAAGAAACTGGTATACTATCATCTAAAATTAATATTATTGAAAATGTACTACCACTTGAAGAAATATTTATAGGAACAAACCATAAATCATATAAACACAAATATTTTTTGGCTTATATGAATGAACCTGAAGAATAT